CGAGCATGACACCAGCAGCATTCAACCTGATCGAGAGAGCTTCCCATGCGGATGAAACCCATTGGACAGCCTCGGCCAGCTTGTCCATTGCATAACCGATCATGTTCGCAATCGACTCAACATAGCCACCCTCATCAATAAACTTGATGAACCGATCCGTGAGGTTTTTCATCGCTGGCGCTGAGCGTTCAGATATTTTATTCGCCAGTCCCGTCAAAACACCACCCAACCTTGTCAGGTTATCGTTAAATCCCTCTGCGGCTTTTGATGTCTGTGTTGATATCGTGAGACCAAATCGATCAGCCTCGTTTGTCAATTGAGCAATGCCGTCACGGCCAGCATTCAGGAACGGGATAAGATCAGCGCCGGATCGCCCGAAAATCTGCATGGCAAGTGCAGTCTTGCCTGCACCGTCTTCAATGCCAGCAAATCGTTCCGCGACATCGAGGAGCACTTCTTCCGTGCCGCGCAAGAGGCCTTGAGAATTCGTTACGCTAATCCCAAGCGCAGTGAATGCGTCATCGCCAGCCTGCATATTCTTGGAGAGCTGACCGAGTCCAACCTGCAATTGCCCAAGCGAAATATCCGAAAGCTTCGCAGCATATTCCAGCCGCGAAAGGCTTTCAGAAGTCATGCCGATCTTCTGGGCCGTCTTGCCAATCTCATCTGCGAAATTAATGGCCTGCCTGGTCAATGCACCAAGCGCAAGGCCTCCAGCGGCTGCGGCTGCGGCCATACCCGCAAGGCCAATCGCCGCCATCTTTCCGAAGCTCTGTATCTTGCTCCCGGCACTGGCAATCCCCTTGTCGAGATCACTTGTATCGGCGCTGAACTTGACTTCGATTCCGCTAACTTGAGCCATGCAACAGTTCCTTTAGTTCCTCTACATCGGCTCTTGTTAACTTCCCGGCGAACTTCTCGCCGTCTTTCTGCACGTTCAGTTCATATTCAAGCCACCATTCCGGGATTGTCATCTCCCAAAATTCAGATGGCTGTATTCCCCATTGCCGCGCCCAGAGATACATTCCGTTCCAGTCAATCGGGCCAGGCTCATGTTCGCCCTCGCCTACGACTGGCTGTCGGTCTGGGCGTCTGGATTTTTTCCTTTCTGCTCCACTGGCGAGAAGGCCATCAGGACGAATGAAATAAGATCGGTGACTTTGTCCTGCGATCCGCCGATCAGTTCGGCATAGACCTCCTCATCCGTGACCTTGCATCCGACTGAGGATAGCATTTTTGAAAGCACGAATGCGATGTGCGAGATCGGCGGGCGTCCCTGCGAGGTGCGAACGGCGATGTCTGTGAAGGAGATATCGCCCATCTCGATGGAGCGCATGAGTTTCATGGAAGGGACGAAGCGATAATCCGTCCCTTTCCAGTTGATTGTAAGCTCGCGGAACACAGCCATTAGGATGCCGTGAAGGTGATGGTGCCAGAGGATTGGATCGACGCCGTGAAGGTCGTGGCGTCTGCCTGCTCACCAGTGACGGCGAAGCTGGCAAGGTAGAAGTTCCCGGTGAAGGAGCCGAGGCCGAGCAGCTCGATGGTGTAGGCCTCGAGCAGGGCCGAGGCCGTGCCAACCGCAAGCGCCAGGAACGTGGTGTCTTCGAGGATACCTTCGACTTCGGCGTCGATGGATCGCACTCCGACATCAGCCAGGTACTTGCGCCAGCCGTTGTCATCCTTTTCGGTGATGTCAATCGGCTCATTGTTGATGGTGAGGCTATCGGCTCGCGCACCAGCGACGGCGGTTGAGCCGCGCTTGATACGGACTTTGCGTCCAGCGATTGCGGGCATTTGTTAGTTCCTTTCTTAGGTCACAGGTCCACGGATGTTGGAGAATGCCACCGTGGAGCCTACGCTATTGGTGGCGGTTACGCGGCACCGGATATATTTTCCGGTGTCAGATCCAGTGAGGGTGTAGGTCAAGCCAGTCGCGGATGCGATGTTTGCCCATGACGGATCATTGGAATCTGCCACATTGCCGCGCTGCCATTGGCGGGCGAAGGTGATGGTGGCGTCTCCTGCCCATGTGCCGTTCGTGGTGGTCTGGACATTGGTGCCGGAGAGCGTGCCAGTGATGGCCGGGAGCACGGTATTGTATGGGCCAATGGTGGCGGTCATGGATTCGCCGCTCTCCAGCGTGGCCGTGAAGGTCACGACGTCTGCCTGCTCGGCACCAATCTGGATGCTGTTGAGATAGAAGTCTCCGGTCAGCGTGCCGATGCCGCTGATTGTGACAACGCACTCCTTGAGCAGGGCCGTGGTTGGTGTGCCAACACTGTCGGCGAGCAGGACGGTGTCCTTGAGCACGCCCTCGATCTCGCAAGAGACAGAGCGCAAGCCGACATCGGCCAGCATGGTGCGCCAGCCGGAATCATCCTTGTCCGTGATGTCGAGAGGCTCATTATTGATGGTCACGCTGTCGGTGCGAGCGCCAACAATGTTCGAGCCGTTTCGGCTGATTCGGACTGATCGGCCAGACAGAGCCATCGGCGGCACCTTTCGTTTCGATTATTTTACCATAAACATCAGGCAATCCACAAGACGCGGTAGAGTATCAGCGCCCGCTTGGTCTTGCCGTCAGGATCACGGGAGAAATTGCAAGAATCCAGTTCAGTGGTGATGTGCGTGACGCCGGCAATGGAAAGGGGCTGGCGGCGCAAGCGGCCATCGACGGCGTCGACCACGGTCTTGAGATCGAGCATGGATGCGGCACGGTCCCAGACGTCAATCTGCACGATTGCCGAGCCACCGAGATCGTCCTTGCTGTCGAACGGATTTATGGTGTCGGCACCGATCGTGATGAACGGGAATGCCGTCTCCAGCTCGCTGTCTGCGGCTTGTGGGACGTCCGTGAAAATCGCCACAAGGGGTGTGTATGCCGTGCTGAGTAGGCTGGTGACGGCAGTATCATTGAGCCGCGTATAGATTGCCTGTTGCAGATCATCGGACTTCATTTTGTGGTCTTCTCCGCACGGGCTTTGGCCTTACGCAATATGCGCTCGATACGTTTTTGCAGAATAGGGCCAGCCCATTCGGCGGCTGGGAGCCATGCCTTACGAGCGCCACTAGGGCCACCCATCTTGAAGGTTCCGAATTCTAGGTAATATGCATAATCCAGTCGCGATCCGATGGATGCGGTCAAGTCGTCAACCATCATGTAATAGATTGAGCCTGTGAGAGTGCCGGTGTCAATCGCGGGAGGGTTCGGGGCTTTTGAAGCAATGTGAATTTTTGTTCCGCCCTTTCGGCGCGGATATTCCTTGCCTGTCTTGGGGGTGTCACGCATTGACCTGCGAACTCGCGTGAGTGCCTCTAGTGCAGTTGCCTGTACAGCGGATTTCAAAGAAACTTGAACGTCCTGCATATAGAACTTGAGCGCATCTTCGATTTCCTTTGCGCCTTTTATTTCAACGCCTGGACGAATCACGCGGCAACCCCGCCGTCAACGTCGATCTGCAACCATTTGTTTGCGAATTCGATGTTGTCGATAAATCGGATGTTGTGGACCTTGTTCCTGATCTGCACGCGATCACTCTCGAGGAGGCCGCTCGTGTAGCGCACCACAAGGCGCAGCCGCACGGTGGCCTCAACGCGGTCAGATGCATAGCGTTCTGAGCCGCTGACAGGCAGGACATAGGCGCGTGTTGGAGCGGCGCTGATGGTGGCCCATGTCTGCGTCATGCCGCCTGCGCCATCGCTTGTGAGCGTCTTGCGCTGGAACGTGACTGGCTCTTTGAGCTTGCCGGAATTGAGGTCGCAGCATTTCATCGGGCGTTGAACTCCACAATGTCCATGTTGACGGCGACATCGACGGTGCTGGCCGATACGTTGGCGAGGAATCCGAAATCAGTCAGCGGCGGGAAGTAGAGCGGCGGATCGAAGATTACATCGAACAGGCCAGAGCTTTGCGGATACTCGGTTATAAGCAACAGTGATGTGTAGGGTGCGGCAATCTCGAGGATGTTCTCGCGCTTGTACAGGACGATATTAGCCTTCTTGTCGGCGTCGCTCGAGACGGTGATGTTGCGGAGTGCCGCGCTGCGGTCTCTGGGCGTGGTATAGACGGCCATCTCGGTCTTGCCTCGACCCAGCGCACCATCTGTGATCGTCGCCCAGTCTTGGCCTCCTGTGGCGTTCTCGATGGTGATCGTTCCAGCGTGCGATCCTGCCGTCTGCGTTGCATAGGTGCCAGACTTGGAGACATAGGCGTCGAATAGCCGGATAAAGGACTTCGTGGTTTGCGCGCTGGCGGATGCGCCTGCCGTTGCCAGCGCCTGGGTGGTGTAGTCGCCAAACTCATCGATGCCGATGAGTGTAACCTCTCGCGCACCTGAGCCGTTGGCGGTGTCGTTGGCATTGCCTCCGGCTTTGATGCGAAGGTGAACATGGGCATTGGCTTGCGGCGTGCGATAGAATCCGGATCGCGTGACAGGCGTGAAGTTCGAGCCGATGGATGTGTTCCGGCCAAACTTGTTGAACGACCGACAGCCAGGAGCAAGGCCGCGCGCGATGTCGAGGCTGCTGGGCCAGCTCATACGCGCATGACCTTGAACTGCGCCATGATGGATTCTGCGCCGGAATCCACATAGGCTTGCGAGGGGTCACAATCATCGCCGCGATGGGCGTACAGGAATGCTGCGAGTTGCTTGACGGCGCGCTTCATGGTCGACGGCACAGCGGCAGCGTTGGCATATCCTGCCACATAGACGATCTGAATGGCATTGTTTGCGCGCAGGGCAATGGGCCATGTCTGGCCGCGCTTCAGTGTCAGGCGTCCCGGCGTCTGATAGGTGTCGACGTCGAAGACATTGGCGGTCGTGACTGATGTTGAGTTGCTGTCCTCGTCGAAGGTCGTGATCGATGTGACCGAGACGAGCGGCCAGCGCGGTAGAACAACCGACTGTAGCGTGTTGCTGCGATAGAGTTCCGTGATCGACATCTCGCGCACGCCGTCCCACCAAGCTTCACCGCCAGCGGGCCAGCGATCAATCGAAAGCCTCCACGACTGCGAGATGAAGGCAAGGCCAACCATGTTCTCAATCTCGGTGCGGGCATCGGTGATCAGTCCGTTGGCCTCTGCGTCGGGGAGTTCCGTGCTGTCGGTGCGAAGGTGTGTGCGAAGCTCCGCCGCCGTCACAGGCTCGGAGCCGGGGGCCGTGACGATGACGGAACCACGTTGCTGGTAGAGCGGGACGGCGGGACGGAGGCTCATTCAGATGCTTCCTTTCGGGGGCGACCGCGCGGGCGTTTGATTTCCGGCGGCTGATCGATCTTGGTTTCGAGTTCTGGATTATAAGGCGTATCGAAGTGCGGAGCAGCGGCGTGGTCGGCCATTGCCATTTCAGCGACGGCACCCTCAACGACATCGCCAGGGCTGAACTGGACCGTTGTGTGGCCTTCCGGGGCGCATCGGTATACGCGGGTGATCTTGGCTCGCATTATTCCACCGGCGGAACAGGCGCAGGAGGCTGGATCGGCGTGATCGGCGGCACGTTGGCTGCGGCTTCTGCTGCGGCCTGCTGCTGGTCCCACTGGTAAGCCTGCTGGAGGATGCTGTTCATCACGCTTTCGGCGTATGCCGTGACGGCCTCTTCCGGCGTGGCGGGGCGGGATACCCAAGACTGCTGCTGGATGAACTCGGGCGGGTCCAGCGGGTCGGGCTGATCGGGCGACCATGCGGGGTTGGGAATGTCGGTGATGACGTTCTCAGTCACGGTGCCGTATGGCGTTGCGGCCATGAGATAGGCCACGATGCGCTCGCTGTCGGCGTCAGACAGTTCCATCTGGACGGTCAGCGTCAGGGAGGGGCTGACAACCCCGTAATTCACAATTGCCATTATTCAGATTCCTTCGTAATGAGCGAGCTTGGCTTTGAGCCGGAAGATTTCGTTGTCTTTGTCGGTGACCATCTGCCGGATGTACTGATCCAGCGCCGCAAGCACCTTGCGAGCCGCCTCGTCAGCCGACACATCAGGGTCTACCGTTATGCCGTGTTTTGTGATCCGCATGAACTCTTTGTTGTGAGCCATGAAGACTATTCCGGGAGCGTGATCGGGTTCCGCAAACATTATTCTGTCTCCTGCGTTTTGGCGTTGGCGTCGGCCACGGCGGCTTCCAGCTTGGCGAAGAGCGGCACTGCGGCCTTGGCTCCTTGGATGCCTGTCGCCTTGACTGCGGCGTCCAGCAGTGCGCCGAGGGCCTGTACTTCGTCTTGAGAGAGGGTGAGGGTGATCATGTTAAACTCCGATTACTGTCCAGTTTGCGCCGTTGTAGTTGACGAGGGCGTATGCAGCACCACCGCCAGCAACCGTTGCGCCGATTACGGGAGCTGTTGCGTCTGTCACGCGGGCAATCATGCCAGTTGATGGTGTTGGCAGACCAGCGACAGTTACGCCGCGACCGGGGGTGATTGATGTTCCGGCGTAGACGCTACGCGGCCTTGTTGCGCTCACTGCGCCGATGTCGAATGAATTATCTGTTTCACAGAGCAGTGCTTGTGATGCGCCGCTTCCGGAAAAACGCCAACCGTCATTACCAAGTCCGTTTGTTCTAATGTAAACGCCACCGGCAGCAACACCCGTACCAATAAAAAACGAGCGCGCCGTTCCTGTTCCGGCTGCTTCTGATTTAATAGCAAAGCCTGCTATACCTGCTTCATAATACGTAGATAAGCGAGAATAATTGCTTCCGTCGGTGTAGGTTTGATAAAGATTGAACGTCTGCGCGTTCGCCCCGTTCCGCAGCGCAAGGGTGTTGGAGGTGTCGCGAAACAAGAACACATCACCAGCAGCAAGCGGCGAACTTGTGCTTGAAAAAACGAAAGCCCCAGCGTCCGGTACTGTAAAACCTACAATTCCCGACCTAATCGTAAAGGCTGCCCTTGCAGTGCCCGAATAGGAATAAACGAGGTTTGCACCGCTCAGGTATAGCCCTGATGTTGCGTCACTTGCGAAAGAATAAGAAGGAAGCGAATTTGTCCCGTCAATTGCAAGCAACTGCCTTGAACTGTTAATCGTCAGCGCCGTCGCCAGCGCATTCTGCACCCCGTTGCTGGTCGCGCCAGCAGGAGCCACACGAAAGATGATGGAGCCGCCAGCGCCAGTGCCAGTGCCTTGAGAGCCGTCAATTGTGAAGTTCGCGCCCGTCTGGTTGTTGGTTGTAGATGACGCCCACGACTGCGCGGAGAGGAACTGTGGGGTTGGTGCAGTGGTGCCCGTAGTGTCAGCAGCGCCGAGGCGGAGGTTGGCGGCGGCGCGCCAAGAAAGGATGGCATTTGAACTTGAGCCAAGTGCTAAAACGCCACTGTTGCTTGATATATAAACACCACCCGGAAAAAAGCTCCCGGCACTGCTTGAAACAGAAACAAACCCAGATGCAGCAGTGACGTATCCAATCTTGCTAACACTAAACTTACTGACATACGTCCCGCCGCCCGTGCCAATATCAAGCAGCAGGCTCGCCGCCGCAGACGCCGTGTCCGTCGCGTTGAACTTCAGCCCCGTGAAC